TGAACCAGCTTTTTCTAAACCCTTTTGTGCGGCCTTTCCTTGTAAGTTTGGGAACTTCTTCACTACCTCTGCTAATGCTTTGTCTAGTGGTAAGTCTGCTTTTGCTCTTGCTAAGACCAGTGCTTCTTCTCTGAAGTCTTCACTTACCTGTGCCTTTACAAGTGCATTTTCTTCTTCAAGTCCGTTTAGTTTTGTAAATGCTGCTTGAAGGTCTTTCTCTAATTGTTCAGCTTTAGTAAGATTTGTTTTACCATCATCTACTGAATTAACCCCTAAGCTTTTAAGTATCTCATTTTTAGCTTTAGATTGTGCTGATTTTAATTCTTTTTGGTACTCATCCTCAGTAGTAAATACTCTGTAAGGTTTCGCTTGTTCGGGAGTTTTAGTTTCCTCTGTAACAGTGGCTTCACCTGGCTTTACTTCTTCGGTTCCAGTTCCATTTGTTGTGTCTTCATCGTAAAATCTTTGTAAATTTAATAACATTTAATTCACCTCTGATATGTTTTTATAACCAGTTTTAGGGCTTAGTTATAGTTGGGCCACTTTCTATATTATTATACATTTCATTATATATTTCTAACTCGGCTTTTGTAAGTCTTAGTCCATGTTCGGTTTTAATTTCCACCGTCAATCTAACTTTATCCTCGTTACTCAGTGTGTCGCCATACAGTTGTTCTACTGCCATACTAACACTTGCTAATTTACTATCAATCGCTTCCTTGTAGATAGCTACTTTCTCTTTAAATGATTTTTCATGATATGGTCCAAAGTCAATCTTAACTTTGAAATCCGCTATCTCATCTAACTGAAATACACCTTCTGACAATTGTGTTGCCTCATGGCTAATTCTATCGAACATCATGACCGCGTAAATTAACTCATCAAGTCTCTCACTCCAGATAGCCAACTTTTCACTTCTTGTGCGGCTTGAAACCCTTTCACGTATGTTAAGTGCTTCCCCACTTGCGTTAGCTCCACCACTATCTAAACCTACTGTAGCTGGACTAATACCGACCTTGCTTAGTATATTTTCTCTTATTGTGTGGAACGCATCCCTGTATCCTATTATTTCCAACTTATGAATATCTCTACTCACTTCAGTTCCGGTACCATCAACTGTTCCATCTAATATCGTAACAATATTATCAAAATCATTTAGCGGCTTTGGCTTACCATTTGCATCTTTGGCTGCTATATCTTCAGTAATGAATATATTTGGTTTTGTTTTACGTATATAATTCACCATTGAACTATAGGCCTCATCAAGTGCGTGAAAGGAACTTACCAAGCCATCATAATCTGATTTACTGTTAGCTTTATTTGGAATAATTGTAGCAAACATAATAGGAATAAGATTTTGTTCCCCGTCAATAAACGCAAGGTCTCTTAGTCCTTTAGTTTCATCAAATGAATCTAACGAAACTTCTTTATCTTTAAAGTAAAGCTTATATGTAATGTATCCTCTACCATAGCGACTCACTAACTTATATCCACCATCATATTCATCAATGAAGTCTATATAAATTGTCTGACGCATTTTCTTGTATTCTTTATATTGTTCTTTAGGGTATGCACTTATAATTGGTGTGTCAGCTAGTGTTGAGTCATAGTTTATTTTAAATGCGACTCCACCACTATATGACTGTAACTGCGCCCCTTCTTGTAATAATGAAAGGAAATTGTTTACTGAACTAATTTCACTCCATCTCTTTTCTAGTTTGTTGTTGCGGCCCTGGGCTCCTGAATCAAAGTGTAGCTCAGGTGTATTAGCAAAGAGTAACGTTCCCATAGCATTCGTAATTGTTGATGCTACAGGGTAGTGCGCTCTTGGCATATTAGTGTTAACCATCTTCCAAAACGGGTACTGATGGTAAATTTGGTCTGAAACTTGACTCTTATAGAACCATTCTATCTTAGCCGCGTCTCCCGTTTCCCAAATCTTGCGTTCTTTTTGTTTATATACTTCGTTAGGCTCACTTTCAATAGTAAGTATCTCGTTTTTTCTAGATTCATATTCTTCTAAATACTTATCTACTCCAATGGTTCTAATTAAACCACGCTGGAACCTATTAGGTTGTATGTTTTTGTTTGGCATTTAATCACCTCTTAGAATTCAATTCCCTTGATTCTTCTTACGGCCCAACTGACAGCATAGTCGATTGAGTCTACGATGTCCACAGGGTTAATCTCTTCTTTCTTCTCGCGTGGCTTGTCATATCTTATTAATTTACCACTTTTTTGTAGTTCTTTGGGGTCGTATACTGCATCTTCAATTGCTTTAATTACCATGTTTAAGTTGTCTGATATTTTTATTTGTCCGGTGTGTAACAACGAACTAAGCAGCAAAATGCGGTCGTCAATCTTATCTTTAACTGCGAACTTAAGTAATGAAGCCCCTAAATTATTCTTCATAAAAATGTTTCTTGAAATACGTAAAAAGCTAATGTCATTATCTAGCAGAACATATCTTGGCATCTCTCCAAACCTGGACTTTTGCTTTAATGTGAAATCTACTAAGTCTTGTGCATAATCTGTGTATTCCTTTACATCTTTTTGTTCTATACCTCTACCGTTTTTGTGGTGGTAGAAGTCATATATAAACATTTGTTTTTGGTGTATCCCGAGTACTATAAATACTGTTGAACTCGTAGAAATTCCCGGATCGACCGCAATAACATATTGTTCAGGCTTAGGCAAATCGCTTACAAGATTCGCTTTTGTGATTCTAAATATGTTGTCTGCTTGTGTGATACGTTGACCTAAAATAAATGCTTTATAAACTACACTATCTTTATCATATTCCTCTAATATAACGCGTCTATCTTCTTCTTCTATACTTATATTGTCCATAAATGTGAAATGTTGATAAGTGAGGTTAAATTCACCCCTCTCCATTTGGTCTTGCCATTTATTAAGAAATTCTAAGTAAAACCAGTTTGTTTCTCCTGCTGGGTTTAAGTCAAAGAATAATTTTCTATATTTTTTTGGTGTAGCAATTGTGCGGCCAATAAGCTCTTCAAGAAATTGTTTATGTGCTATATTAACCTCGGTAATTAATGTACTAATAACACTAAAACCACGTATACTTTGCCAACTGTTTGATTTACTAGTTCCAACAAATATTAAAATTTGTTTCTGACCTTTACTGTTGATTATTTGTAATGCATCTTTACCTTCGAACTGCTTTTCTTCGGCACGCTCCGCAAAGAAAGATTTATATGAGAATCCCGTTGGATTGTCTAAAAGTATTGTGCGGGCAGTTGATATTGACTCCGCCCCAATTATATGTAATCCACTTATATCTAAGTCATCTAAAAATATACAATGTGCGGTTAATATCGCAACTGTTTTACCAGCTCTCCATGAACCCTCTGCTACTATAAACGTTGAATCTAACGACTCTAAAACAAACTCTTTGTATTTGTCGTTAAACTTTAAATTTACCCAACTCATTAAATCTCTCCTCTGTTAATTCTCTTTTTCTTAGGTGCTTCAACCTTAGGACGTAGCGCATCCAACACAGAAGCTTTATTTTTGTTGAATTGGTCTTCTTTAATTGTTTCAATTTGTAGTATTTGAGTTGTCTTATCTTGTATTGTAGTTATTTTTTCCATAGATTTAAGTATGTTTTCAATCTGTTTTATGTCTGGTTCTTGTGAAGTAGCCTCTTCTTTAGCTAATGATTGTAATACATCCATTAGTTGATTTGTTAAGGCTAATCTTTCTTTTAAGTTTTGCTGATATGAAGCCCCAATAGCTGTATCTTTGCTAAGCTCCTTTTCAAGAAACTCTTTCTTTTCTTTGTTCCAGTGAGAGACTCTGTTAGCATCAAATTCTGACGGCCAAAGCCCACTGTATTGGGCAAACTGTTTAACTGTTGAGTATTTCGAGGCAAAAAATTGTGCTCTCATCTCTCTCAACATATCGTTAAATTTGAAACTATCCATTATCTCACCTCTGAGCTAAGACGTACGTTGCGTAATTGTACATATTAATAATATACATTTATTATACCACGATTTTTACTTTTTGTCAAAGTTCAATTGATCTAATTGAAGTCTGACTTAACGCTTACTCTAATTTGTATTACTTCTTGCTTTGGGTATGTGCCGCAGTTGTATTCGGCCTCACCATACATCCAAGTTCCAGCTTCCATTAATACCACATCACCGCACACCTTAATTGTATTTGTTTTTAATGTGTAGTTATCTACGAGATATAGTTTGTAGTAATCTGGTCCTTGTATAGCTATACGTACATCTTCATGTGGAGCCGCTACAAACTTATTGTCATTTGTACAACCAGTTAAAAGCCCCAGCCCCATTACTAATAAAATTAATATAAATAATTTTTTCATTTATTTCACCTCAACCTTACATGGTAGTGGTTTAAGGAACTGTTCCTTAACCTTTATCACATGCGAGTTATTGCTCTTTATTATTGGTACTTTCTTGTATTTCTTCTTCTTTGTCAACTCATTCACCATCCTTCTTAGTTAGTCTGCATATACATTTTACTGGTACATTGTTGCGGTTTAACTTGCGTATCTCTGTGCGCCTCATTTGTTCGATTTTGCCGCACTCCATACACGTTACGTTAGCTCACTTCTCATCAATGGACTGAACTATTAGTTTGTTGTTTGTATCTATTTTTAACATATGTTCACCTCAAATAATATTACTTTAATGTTGCCTGTTGTGATTAATTCCACCATCTTATTACTATACTTCCTCATTGTGCGGGCCTGGGTACTAATTAAATAGTCCTCATCCAAACAGTAGGCTAGCAGTAATAACTGTGTATTTAATTATGCGGCCTATTGTAAGTGGAACTAATATTTTACTAAATGGAACCTGTGCCGCCGCGTAAGTATATATTGCTAAGCTATATGGCAGAGGAGTTGACGCAAATAGAATCATACCCCATCTACCTTTGCTTTGTAATCTGTCTGAAACTTTTTGTAACTTTGCTTTGTTTTTATCTGACCTAATTATTCAATATACGAGTTTTTCAGCGAACAAGTGCGCAACAAAGGCACTTATAATGTCACTCACAATAATAAAGGCTATTGTTATTAACCAAAAATATTTATTGAACGTTGATATGTAATAGGCATCTACTGCAGATACCGGAAACAGAGTTATGGTTGCAAATAAGCTTAGTCCAAGTATTTGAATAAAATGTCTAACTAGTACCATGTTCTTTTTCCCATAATTTAAATTCCACTAATAGGTCTCGTCTTGTGGTCAGTGCAGTAAGTTTTTTCTTTCTGAAGCCATCTATACCAGCTAACCAACCACTAAATATATTAACTAAAACCATGAATATTTGAAATATCATCATTCTAATTGCTTGTCTGTCGAAGGGATTATCGGTAAATATAACAGCTTCCATGGCCGCGTTAAATGCAATCATCAATACTAACATACCCATTCTGCGCTTCAATGCAAATGAACCAACGCTATCATCAATCATACGTTTCTTATTTTCAGGCGATACACTACCAGTAATAATTTCTTGTGGTGTTATTTGTGGATAGGTTAGTCTGATGTATCGTAGGTTTTGTTGTATCCAATCTTCAGTTAGCTGCAAATTATATAGGTTTAGTCTTCTCGTGAATTTGCGTGTTTTACGACGATATTGAGCCGCAGTATCTTGTAGAAGGTTAATGCGTTTGTTGATGCGGTTTAATTTAAATAAATTTAATTTACTTTCTTTACCTTTTAATTGCATTTTAAGTTCTATTTTGGCTCTTCTGCGGTTTAATTTAATTAGCTTTATCGGATTCTTTGAGTCTGATAAGGTCTTTTCACTAGTTCGGTTGTTAAGCTTAGTTAGCTTGTTATTTATACGTGTTTCCCATACATCACGTTTGCTGTTGAAGTTTAAGTGGTCTGTGAATTTACGTAGGTTTGGGCTAACACCTTTCACCGCTTGTTTATCTAAGTCCTCTTTAATTGCTAGATAAGTTGGGTCATTATTGACTAGTATGTCTGATGCCAAGTTAACGGTAAGTTGGAACGCGACTAAATATATACCTGATGTTGTTGCGGTTGAAATCCAGTATTGTGCGGTCTTAAGTACTCCTGGGTCCCAGTCTGCAAATGCAAAGTTAAATACTCCTACAAATGCAAATAATGCAAGATACAGTAGTCCATATATTACGTAACTGTAATATTGTGATTTAGTTTTCATTTGACTTATCCTCCAACTCGTTAATTTTGCCGTTTAATCAATTAACTTTTCCGTTTAATTCACTTATCTCCGTGCGTAATTCTTTTAATTCATATTTTGTTTCTTTGTATTCAATGTCTGTCATAATTAATAATATCACAAACAAAATCATTACAGTTAATACTATACCTGCCATCTGGCTCACCTCATTAATTTAATTGGGTTAACACCTATTAAATGTTGTACCCATCATATTTGTTTTTCATGCCATGTTTGTCTGGCTTAATATATTCAATTTCAATCAATTCCCCATACAACTGTAGCCATAATGTTTCGTTTTCGTCTATGTAAAGGTCGTCATCTTTAGTTAATGTATATTCATTATCAAATCCATCAACTGCTATCATATGATATAGGTTTTTTGCTTTAATTCGCTTCATTTCTATCACCTCTTGTGCGGCCCTAATGCTTTCATGAGAGCCCCTTTCCTTGGTATGTCTGAATGTTCAATCTTCCAAAATATCTTGTCGTGTAGCTCTTTGTCTTTAGTTAGCTTGTAGTCTAAGATATATTTATTTATTGTTTGCGATGGTAATTCACCACCTATTGTTTGGTTTCAGCCGTTTAAAAATGCGTCATGTATATTGATTTCTCGCGACTCAAGTAATTGTAGTTGTTTACGTTGATATGTTCAGTTAGGTTGTGGCTCTACTAAAACTAACACTTCGAACTCTAATGTACCTGTATCGAGTGCGGCCGCCATCATCTTGTAAAGTAGCTTTTTGTGGGGCTGTTTCTTAGCTTGAGACATGTGCTGGTAGTATCTTGCGTATATGTTAGAACTCATGCCTATGTAGGGTTTTCCTAAAATTGTGAACTTATATATACCAATCCCATTGGGTGGCTCAATATTAGCTTCATTCCAGCCAATTTTAATCCACTTTGGAGTATTATGTATCGTTTTTGTTTTAATTTGTTTCATTTACTCACCTCGTTAGCTTCATATGCTGTAAAAATTGGACCTTTTGTGGTCGGCCGCTAGCTAGAACTTCAAATACTAACTACCGGATGATTATTGTTATTAGTGTGTAGGGTAGACTGACAGAGAGCTAGTTGGGAAAAAAGTTAAACGAGAATGAGGCGAAGGCTCCAGTCTGAGCCTCTAATATAATCCAATAGTCAATTTTAAGCCCTCATTGTATAAAAGTGATACATTTTGCTACAATTATGATACCCAAATCCTGTAAAAAATAAGTCCTCATTGTATAAAACTAATACATTTACCTACAATTTACTTTCCACATCTTCAACGGAACAGAGACTTCGTCTCCATTCCTTCCACCTACTACAGTACTACACCCAACAATATTCTATAATATAATATCTACCCAACAATATCTACCCAATAATATCTACCCAACAATACTCTATCTCTCACCCTTCTTATCAGAGTCTAACTCCCTCAAATTATAAACTGCACAGTTAGTATATGTTTTATCTGTAAAGAATATTACTCCATCATTTATATCAAACTCAGGGTCAATGAATATGGAATATACCCAATTAGCCCTATTATAAATATACTCTTCATCACTATTAGCATCTTTCATATATATACTGGAACTCTTAGGATTATTTATATATACAGACAAGTTCGACTTCAAGAAATTACCATCACTACAAACCCATCTACCGCTCTTAGCCTGTTTACCAACAACAGTTTCAATTCCCAGTGCCCATAACTCATTCCATCTATTTTGGTCTTCCATTAATCTTTTTAATGTTCTACTATCAATCTCAACCCCTACTCTAGCCATTGTGCGGCCCAAAGCAGCTAATGTGGTGGATTTAAAGTAAACGCCCTTATAGCAAAGCAACGTTTCAAAACTATCTTCCACTCTTATATAGTCATATGGATTATAGAACTTTGGTCTTACTTCCACCAACAAATCATGCATCATGATTTTCATATCTCTTATTTCGTTTCTGAAATCTATAAATTTATTTGTCATTATACTTCACCTCTCTTTTTAGGTTTGTGAACAACACTACTACTACTACTACTTTTAACACTAATTGACTCAGCAACCTTACTTAAGTAAATTACATGGTCTTGCCCGCGGTAATGAATATCATATTTTGCAAACAACTCTCCATCATTACGAGTCTTAGTTATAACTGCTTGGCGTCTGTTTAAGAATTGGTCATTATTTTTACTTTCGCCATGACGACCGATTATGACCGCAGTATCAGCACTGAATGTGATATTACCTCCACCACTTGTGAATGAACCTGGGCTATCTCTCATTTCATCAACAGTTTTACCCATTGAACTTGTGTTACCTTGTATCGCAGTAATAAGAAAACCTTTATCGGTAGTTTGAATCAACTCATCCAACGCACTACCAAGTTTCTCTACTTGTTGGCTTCGGTCATCACCCAAATTAAGCACACTAGGCTTCAAATAATCCACAATTAAATATTCTATGCCCAAGCTCAACATATAATCCACAGTTTCAATAAACTCTTCAAAGTCACGTGTTGGAATCTTGCGGACCAACATATTATTAAAGATGGTGGATTTTGCCTCTGCAGGCTGACAAGTTAGAAAGCCACTAATCACATCAGCATTATCTAAATTATCTACTTTAGTGTATATTTGCGCTTTCATTTCAATTTCTTCTTGTTCCATACTTAGAAACAGTGTAGGACCCTTCATTGCGCACTCAATCGCAATACTTTGCAGCATCGTTGATTTACCGGCATTAGTAGGAGCCATTATTATGTTTATTTTGCGCGGCAATAGTTTCGCAGGATAACTTTT